GAAGGAGGACAAGACATGACACGCGAGGACATCACTAAGATGGCGCAAGAGGCGGGGTTTGAACAAATTGCAGACGCGCCTTATTGGCATCCTTACTTTGAACGCTTCGCCGCTCTTGTCGCAGAGGCCGAGCGGGAGGCGTGTGCGGAGTACGCAGCCGTGCTTGCCGAGGCGGGGTGGAGCGCGTGGTCGATTGCCGATGCGCTGCGTGCGAGGGGGAGCAAGTGAGCCTCGCCCTACTGACCGAAGTCCGCGACGCCCTGCGCCGCATGGACCCTGCGTGGTGCGCACTGCACGGGCAGGAACAGATTAGCGAGGAAGAGTTCGACGAGCTTGTCGGGCGCGTCGAGGATGCCGTGGAGGATGCCCAGCATGGAACGCCCGCCTGACTTTGACGCTTTCTTCCGCTTTCTGCTTGAGGTGCTGATTGTGACGGTCGGCGTGTTCCTGTTCTTCGTGGTGCTGTTGGCGTGGATCTCGTGACATGCAAGCCAGGCCGACCGCCCTCTGTCACGATGGAGCAGTACCAGCGGGTCCTCGATGTAAAGGCCGCTCGTGCGGCGCTGCCGACGAATAAGGAACTTGCCCGCGAGCTCGGGGTTCCGGTGTCTACCATCATGGGTTTGCTTGGGCGCGGGCTAAAGGCGTACCAACCGAGGAAAGCGAATGGGCGCAAGTCAAAGGCGTAAGGGCGCAGCCGGTGAGAACGAGCTCGCCAAGATCCTGAGCGAACAGCTCGGCTGGGTGGTCAGGCGCAACATCGGTCAGGCCCGTGACGGCGGGGACGACATCACGACCGGCCAGTTCCGGTGGGAGGTCAAGCGCAGGAAGGGCATCGCCGTTCACGAGTGGGTCGAGCAGGCCGTCCGTGCATCCGGCCCCGGCGACATCCCGGTCGTCGCCTGCCGGGGTGACGGCAAGGGTTGGCTCGTGGTGATGCGCCTCGAGGACGCTCTGCCGTTGATCCGTGGCGAGTTGCCCGAACGGTAGACGCGGCGTAGACTTGGGGTATGACCGAGACTGAGCGGAAGCCTTGCCTGAACTGCAACAGCAGCGGCTGGGTGGCCGATTGGTCTGGCGGGTGGGTGCGGTGTCCCGACTGTGAGCCGCCGCCCTCGCCGAAGGTTGCGGTCGAGTTCGTGCGTGGCGCGAAGGTCCGGCGCAAGCCGAAACTGCCCGAAGCAGCGTGAGGTAACGAGATGCCTGGTCCCGGTTTATACGCAAACATCAATGCTAAACGCGAGCGCATCAAGGCCGGTAGCGGCGAGAAGATGCGCAAGCCCGGCAGCAAGGGTGCGCCGACTGCGAAAGCGTTTCGCGAATCCATCAAGACCGCGCTCAAGCGGAAGTGAAGGCGCAGCTGCTCGGAGATAACGGCGACCAGGAAGGCGAGGATCTGTTCGGCTTTCGTCGCCGGAGAGGTGGCGCAATTCTGGGAGGAGCCGTCGGCAGGGTGCCAAGACTTGCGCCGAGGGCTACCGCCGGGATCGCCGCAGCGGGTCTCGGTGGTCCGTTGCCGGTTCGCGGTGGCGGTGGCGTACCGGGTGGCCCGCCGAGGCCGGTGCAGGATTATCAGGTCGAGGTGAGTTGATGAAGACGCCAGCATGGCAGCGGAAGGCAGGGCAGAACCCGAAGGGCGGTCTCAACGAGGCCGGTCGCCGCTCTGCCAAGGCCGAGGGGATGAACCTCAAGGCCCCGGTCAAGTCAGGGGATAACCCGAGACGCGCCAGCTTCCTCGCCCGGATGGGTAACGCTCCCGGCCCGATGGTTGGGAAAGACGGCAAGCCGACACGCCTCGCCCTCGCCTTGAAGGCATGGGGAGCGAGCTCGAAGGAAGACGCTAGGGCGAAGGCCAAGGCGATCAGCAACCGCAACAAGGGGAAGTGACCATGCCGCTCAAGCAGGGATACAGCCAGAAGACCATCTCGCGGAACATCTCAGCCGAAGTCCGCGCCGGTCGCCCGCAGAAGCAAGCCGTGGCAATCGCCATGAGCACGGCTCGCAAGGCAGCCAAGAGCGCCGGCAAGGGAATGGCAGCACGCAAGCTGATGGCGAAGTGATGCCAGGAGGCAGACCATCGATCTACTCGCAGGAACTCGCAGACCGCATCTGTGAGCGGCTGGCATCCGGCGAGTCCCTGCGGGCTATTTGTGGGGATGACGGGATGCCGGTGTGGTCAACCATCGGTAAGTGGTTGAAAGAAAAGCCGGAGTTTTCGGCGCAATACGCACGCGCACGCGAGGATCAGGCCGAGGCCCATGCCGACCGCATCATCGAGATCGCGGACGACGAGACCATCGACGCGAACCACAAGCGCATCATGGTGGACGCTCGCAAGTGGGTAGCCTCCAAGCTCAAGCCCAAGCGGTACGGCGACAAGCTCGACCTCGAGCACAAGGGTGAGGTCGGCCTGACGGTCAATGTGCTGCGGTTCACCGATGCCGATAAACCTACCGGCTAACGGCTGGACTCCCCGCCCGTACCAGATGGGCGCGTGGGGCGCTCTGGAGGGCGGCTGTAAGCGCCTCGCGTTGGCGTGGCACCGGCGGTCCGGCAAGGACGACATCTCCCTCCACTGGGCTGCTGTGTCGGCCATGCAGCGGGTGGGCGGCATCTGGCACATGCTTCCCCAGGCGAACCAGTCCCGGAAGGCCATCTGGGATGCGGTGGACCCGCACACTGGCAGGCGACGCATCGACGCTGCTTTCCCGCCCGAGCTGCGGGAGACGACCCGCGAGCAGGACATGTTCCTGCGGTTCAAGAACGGTTCGACTTGGCAGGTGGTCGGCAGCGACAACTACAACAGCCTGATCGGCTCGCCTCCCATGGGGGTGGTGTTCTCCGAGTACGCGCTCGCTGACCCCAACGCATGGGCGTTCCTGCGTCCCATCCTTGCCGAAAACAATGGCTGGGCGATATTTATCAGCACCCCGCGTGGTCGGAATCACTTTGCCCGTCTGGTGGACTACGCCCGGAAGGACCCTGCGTGGTTCGGGCAGGTGCTCACCGTCGAGGACACCAAGGCGATCTCGAAGGACATCATCGACCGCGAACGCAAGGAGCTGCGGGTCGAGCGCGGTGAGAAGGAAGCCGAGGCCATCATCCGGCAGGAGTATTACTGCGACTTCGATGCCGACATTCCCGGTGCCTACTACGGCGATGCCATCCTCAAGGCCGAGCAGGGCGGCAGGTCTGGCGAGTTTCCGCATATCGTCGGTCAGCCGGTCGGCACGGCGTGGGACATTGGCATCGGCGATTCGACGGTCATCTGGTTCTACCAGCTCGTCGGCCACAAGGTGCGCATCATCAATGTCCTTGAAGGCTCCGGCGTCGGTCTCGAGTGGTACGCCAAGAAGCTCCTCGCCATGGACTATGTGTACGGCGATCACATCTGGCCGCACGACGGCGCGGTGAAGGAGTGGGGGTCTGGCAAGTCCCGGCTCGAGACGGCGGCAGGGTACGGCCTCAAGCCTCGGGTGCTGGAAGCTGACTCGGTGGACGATGGCATCCAGGCGGTGCGTCAGATGCTGCCGGTGGTCGAGTGGAACAAGGCTCCCGACCCGTTCCCCGGCGAGACTGCCGAGGATGCAGCGGCTCGCATGACCCGAGCGATGGATGCCATCCGGCAGTACCGGCGGGAGTACGACGACCGGCTGCAGCGGTTCAAGGACAGGCCGCTCCACGACTGGACGAGTCATTACGCCGATGCCCTGCGGTATCTCGCCAAGGGTCGCAGACCGTTCCGTGGGACGGTGCGGCGGGCTGGTCCGGGGGTGGCTGTAGCAGATTACTCAGTGTTCGGCTAGACTCGCGCCAAAGTCTGCCACGAGGTGCGCCATGTCCGGTCTGTTCAAGCCCAAGATGCCGAAGATCGAGCCGCCCCCGCCTGCTCCCGAGATCGATGTGGCGAAGCAGCGCGAGATTGAGTCCACCCGGCTGCGTCGGCGGCGCGGGCGTGCTGCCACGATGATGTCCACGCCTGAGACCCAGCAGATGGGCGGCGTCGCTACGACCCGACTGCTGGGCGGCGGCATGTAATGGCGACGAAGAAGATCACGCAGTTCAGCTCGTTAGCGCAGATCGACCTTGATTCTGCGGCTGATGTCCTGCCGATTGTCGATGTCGGCGCAAGCGAGACCAAGAAGGTCACGGCGAAGGCGCTGACCGGCGGGGCGGTGACCGACCTTGCCGCGACCTGGAACAATGTCGCCACGACCTTCAACGGCATCAAGCTCGATGTCACCGACACGGCCAGTGCTGCCGGGTCGATGCTCATCAACCTGTTGGTGGGCGGTGCTGCCCGGTTCCAAGTGACCAAGGCCGGTGCTGTGACGGCGGCGAGTTCGGTCAAGTCCACCTCGGCCTCTGGCGGGGTGGGTTACGCGACCGGCGCTGGCGGCGTGGTTACCCAAGCAACCTCGAGAACGACAGGCGTCACGCTCAACAAGATTTGCGGTCAGATCACTTTGTTCGCTGCTTCAATCAGTGGGCATGAGGCCGATGAGTTTGTGCTCACGAACTCCGCGATCGAGGCCGGTGATGTGGTTGTGGTGAGCATCAAGTCAGGGCTCGCGGCAGGTACGGCGAAGTATTACCGGGTCCAGGTGACGGCGGTTGCTGCGGGTGTTTGCACGATTTCGGTCGGCAACCTTGACAACGCGACAATCCCATCTGCCGGTACAGATACGCCGGTTCTTTCATTTGCGGTCATCAAGGCCGTTGCGGCCTAATCGGAGATAGACATGGCAACAGGCATTGTTCTCGTATCGAACGCCAGCGCGACTGGCGCATATTATCCGTGGCCCGGTGGCCGTGGTGAGTTTCGGGTGGAAGGCAGCTTTCCAGGAACGGTAAAGCTCGAGACGAAAGGCCCGAACGGCACCGCGCAGGATGTCGGCGTATTCACGACCCTGACCGCTGCCGGAGGTGGCATCTTCGAGCTCGGCGCTTGCGAGATTCGCTGCAATATCGCAACAGCTACCGCTGTCTATGCCGTTGCACTGCGGATTCCATCGCCGTCGTTCTGATGAACACGGAAGGCACCGATCTGCTGCGGACCTGTCGGCGCACCTTCCGGCGTACTATGGTGCGCACGGTGGCAGAGCCGTCGCTTTACCTCGACTTCACGGCGTCCAACACGCTTGATCCCCGCATCACCTTCACCCGCGCAACCACGGCGACCTATTTCAACTCGTCTGGCGTACTGACGTCGGCTGCCTCTGGCGAGGCTCGTTTCGACTACAACCCC